GGATGGCCATCCAGAGCCGGACGATGCCGGCAACGATCTTCAAGGCGTTGCCGATGTACTTGCCGATGAATGAGAAGATGAACGTGATCACGGCAAGTATCTGCGTGCCCCAGTTACGCCAGATCGTCGTGATGATCGCGACCCAGGCGTTGATGTAGGTCTTGATCGTCTCCAAGACATCGATGATGGCCGGCTCGATGGTCTGCCACACCGACCGCAACCAAGCAATGATCTCATCCAGGTGGCTGATGAAGTAGTTCTTGATGTCGTTGATGATCGGCTGCATCGCCGTCCAAGCGTTCTTCAACGCTGTCCACAACTCATTGACGGCGTTGCGGAACTCCTCGCTCTTCTTGTAGGCGATGACGAACGCTGCGACCAACGCAGCGACGGCGAGGACGATGAGGCCAACCGGCGAGGTCACGAACGTCGCGATGAACGACACGCGCAGCGCCGACAAGATCGGAATCAACTTGAGGATGCCCGCCACGAGCAACAGCAAGCCTGATGCAGCAGCCGCACCGAACACCGCCATCTTCTGTAGCGGCTCCGGCACATCGGTGAACTTGTTGACCAGAACCGTCATCGCATCAACGATCTGGCGGACGATGGGCAGCAGGATCGTGCCCAGTGAGATCATCAACGTTTCAAGGGAACCCTTCAACTGCTCAAGCGAACCCTTGAAGTTGTCGAGCCGCTTGGCAGCAACGTCAGCAGCCTTGACCTTGCCGATGGACCGGGACATCTTGTCGAATCCCTTGGACCCGTTGTTCGCAAGGATCGCGGCCGCACGGATGGCGTCAGAACCGAATAACGTCTGTAGAGCCATCTGCTTCTGCTGCTTGGTCATGCCCTTCAAGGAGTTGCTCAGGACACCACTGACGTCGGAGAGGCTCTTCATGTTGCCCTGGGCGTCGTAGAACTGGTTGGTTCCGTCCTTGGTGATCAAACCAAGGCGCTTCATCTCCTCGGCTTGCTTAGTCGTCGCAGGCTGCAACCTCGAGAACATGGACTTCAGTGACGTACCGGCGTCTGAACCCTTGATGCCGGCGTTGCCCATCAGGGCGATGGCTGTGGCTGTGTCCTCAAACGACACGCCGGCAAGGTTCGCCACGGCACCGACCTGTGACAGCGACTGGCCAAAGTCGCTCACATCGATGGCCGAGGCGTTCGCCGCACCGGCGATCTTGTCGGCGACGTTGGTCATGTCCTCAGCCGACAAGTTGAACTGGTTCATCGCGTTGGAGGCGATGGTTGCTGCTTCAGGGAGGGCTACCTCACCGGCCGCAGCGAGCGCGACCGTCGCATCTGCGGCGCCATTGAGGACTTCATCGACAGACAAGCCTGCCTTGACGAGTTCCTCCATCGCGCTGCCGGCTTCACTCGCCGAGAACGCGGTGTCAGCACCGAGTTGCAGCGCCTTCTCGCGAACCTTGTCCATCTCACTGCTGGTCGCGCCGCTAACGGCTTCAACCGCAGACATGCGCTGCTCAAAGTCGGCAGCGCTGTTGACGGCAAGCGCAAGACCACCCGCGATGGCGGCACCGCCTATGGCTGCGGCACGGGCAGTGCCCGCCATCGTGATGCCGGCCTTCTTGCCGGAGTCGTCCAACCTGTTGAGGTCCGACTGAGCCTGGGAGACGCCCTTGCCGTTGTAGCCAATGACGATCTCGCCTTGCGCAGAACCGAGGTCATACGCCATTAGGGTTGCACCTTCTCAGCGGGACGCTGGGCGTGTCCAGAAGCCACAGGGTCACGGTAACGCTGCTTCATGCCAAGCAACTTCCGCACCTCCCGTTCAGACTTCATGGCGATTTCCTTCTTGGTCTTGCCTTCAACTTGCTTCAGGGCACCCTCAATCGTGCGGCCCAACTCGCCGCACGCGTTGTCAAAACAGAGTGCTACCCACGCGTTCTGGATCCCCATCAGCACTGAGGGTCGCGTCTGGAACGTCTTGGCCGTCTGATACAGACTCCACAACTCCTGCGAGTTGTTCACGAAACGGCTCAACATCACGGACGCCACCGAGCGCCCACTGGAACACATGCTGCTTGTCGAGCAGGCTGACCTCATCGGCGTACAAGGTATCCGGATCACGGTCACCTTCTTGGTACTTGTGGAAGTTCTTGAAGCCGGGGTCCGTGTGAACCGGCTTGTTGGCGTACAGACCGCACTGGTTGTGCTCACCATCAGGTATGACGACGCACGTAGGCGGCATCTCAACCTTGGGCTGAATCACACAGTGGGTGAGGACGCGATCGAACAACTCCATCGCTGCCATGAGTTGTTTGGGGTCGTCGGCGATCTCCTGTACCTTCTTGGGCGGCAAGCCCTGTCGAGTACTGATCGCTTCCCGCACCAACTTGGATAGCGGGTCTGGCAAGAAACCGCCTTGGAGGAAGACCGACGGATCGATCTGCCTGCACTCGGCGGTGTTGCCACTCGGCAAGGGCAGGTCTGTACCCGCCTTGCCCTTCCATTCATTGGCTTTGGTAGCAGCCATGCTGGCCTCCTAGGGCTCCGATGGTCAAGGACCGGATCAGACGATCGCGGTCGCCGTCTCGTTGAGGATGAACTTGTACAGCGTGTCGATCTCGCCGGTCAGCGTGCTCGGCAGAGCGCGCCCAGACGAGGACGTCAGCCAGAAGTTGCCATCCGACAACTCACCCTCCATCGAGCCGGAGGCACGAGCCTTGTACAGCACGACGTGGAAGTCCCCACCGCTGTCAGAGATCGCTTGGCCCTCCGCCTTGAAGTACGGGCGCTGATCGGTGACCTTCTTGGTGTACGTGGTCACCTGGTTGGGAGTCGTCCCGGAGGTCACCGTAGCGCCACCGTTCATCTCCTTGTACGCCGGGATGGAGATACCACCGGCTTCCATCTCCCACTCGACGGTTGCTCCGAGGCCACGAATGGCGACGACCTTGTCATCACCACGCAGTTCCTCAAAGTCCTCCGCCTCCGAGAAGGAGATCGTTCGTGCGTTCGGTTGATCAACGGATGAACCGTTGAGCGTGGTCGCGGCGGCGGTGGTGTAACCCGTCACCTTGGTATCACGCGCACCGAACGGTAGTGCAGTGTCCCAGGCCATCAGCCTGCTCCTTTCACCACTGGGGTGTCTTTGTACTTGACGGTGTCGATGAGGTTGCCGGACTGAACATCGAACCTATGGATGACCACCACCCCATCACGGTGACCACACAACGCGCTACGACAGGCGACCTCGAGAACACCATCACTGGTGAGGACTCCGTGAAGCCGTTTGTCGCATCGCAATTCAACATCCATCGGGACGATCCGGACTACTTGGTCGTGCTCTTCTTGGTGCTGACCTCGCCGGTGGTCCCGTCCTTGACGGTGTTCCCGGTGTCGTCAGCCTTGGTGGCAGTGATCACGTCCTGCACTTCCTTGCCACTCTCCTTGTCGACCTCGCTGACGGTGAACGTGCCCTCTGCCCTCAGCAGAGCGAGCAGTTCATCGCTTGCGCTCTCGACGTGAACAGTGTGCAGATTGGAACGATCCCACTGCATGTCACCATCCACATGTACGCCGGCATCGGCGAGGTCCTTCTTGGACATCACTCGAACGTCGGACAGTCCGCGGTAACGGACTCGGTGGAGTGCCATCAGCCCTCCTCCTTTCCTCAATGGTTGTGCGGAAAGCCTACCGGCGAGTCATCAGCCGGAAGGACACTCTTCGGGTGACCGTCTTGAAGTGGTCGTCGTACCCATCGCCGCTCGTGTCTTCCCAGCGGCACTCGTACACGCTCATCCCGCCCACGACTGCGGGCGCAGCAGCAGGGAGGGCCGTCTTCAGAAGCACGCATGCTTGGTCGATACTGAGCATCGAGCCAGGCTCATCATGAACAACAACATCGAACGGAACCTCTTGCGCACGAGCCTCGGGAACGCGCATGCCGAGAGGAGGTTGCTCAAGGCCCATGTGGACCATGAGGAACGGTCGGTCCGGCACGTCGTTGTCCTCAACGCCGGTACTGGAGTACACGCGGTCACCGACGATGGCCGCCATGCCGGCGATGTTCTTGACCAGGTTGTAGATCCATGTCCTCATTTGAACAACAACTTCCCGATGGCTTCAAGCACCTTGGGTGCGTACTCTTGGAGGACCGGTCGAATGATCTGGTACCTGCCGCTCCAGCGCGTCTCCAAGTACACGCCATACGGCACTCGGTGGAAGGCGATGATGCGGACGCTGTCGCCGTCAACCTCAACTTGCGAGTCCAGGCCTGACCGAGCCGCACCCGTCTGGTCTTGCCAAGGAGCACCCGAGCGCATCGCCGCGATGATCTGAGGGTTGACGTAGTTGGCACCGGCGACCATGGCCATCTTGGCGCGCGCATCGAACGTCGCCAGGTTGCCTTGGAGATCACCCTTCAGAGTCCAACCTCTGGACGTGCTAGCCACGGTACGCAACCTCAGCCGTGACCTCATACCGCTTGTCGAGTCGTACGAACACGATCTCATAATCTGCAGTGTCGATGCGGAACGAGTCACCAGCCTTGATGTCGGCGTCGTACTCAGCAAGCAACACGTACGCAGGTGTGACGAGTTTCCCATCGACGGTCGTGCGCTGCTGGGCGCCTGCGACCGTGTCCCGGCTGATCAGGCGCACGCGCTGAGGGTCGAGCGTCACTGGCGTCGAGGTTGTGCCCCCAGCGCCGTCGGGTGCCTTCACCTTGCGCTTGAGGGTGACTTCCATAGGGTTGTCACCGATGTGCTTGCGCGTTTGCTCGCGCAACACGGGCAAGCCTTGGCCTGGACTCATCGGCGGACGATCCTGCCGATGCGCGTGAAGTCGGTCGACACTGCATCGCCGCCGCCACTGATGCCGTCAAAGTAGTCGGCCTGCTCACGAGCGTGGTTGAACAGGTCACTGTTCTTGCGAGACGATCCGGCCTCGCTGATGTCGACCAGATCGGCATAGTCGCTCATCTTGTTGCGCCAGATGCGCGCGGCTGCGAGGTCGAGGTCACCGCCGGCAGCATCGATGTACACGTCAAGGTCGGTGTTGCTGTACTTGGACTCCGGGTCATCTTCACCGGTTGCTCGTCGCAGGTACACGTAGTCCTCAGGCAAGGCCATGTCGCTTCCTCCTTCTGCTGACAATCCTACGATGTGAGACGCCCCGATCCCCTTTGGTTGTGGGGATCGGGGCGCTCAGCCGGCCAGGTGGTTACTCGCCGTCGGAGGAGTCGTCCTCCTCCAGACGGGCGATCAACTCGTCCTTGGTTCCGGACTTGGTGAGAGCGTCGTCATCTTCACGGCTCTCGTTGCGCGAGTCAATCTCGTCGCGCAACTGGGCGACGGTCATGTCGGAGTAGTCCGTGGACTCACTCGCGCCACCACCCTCGCCATCCTGCCTGAGATGCGTGAGGCCATGCTCCTCCGCGGTTCCAACCGCAGCGGTGAGACCTCCCGTCGTCACGCCAGGGTTCCAAGCCTCGCGCAACGACTCGATGGTTTGCTCAGCCATCGCGTGTCACCCCTTTCCAGGGATAGTTGGAGCCAGTGGGGGAGGGAGCGTCCCGATCAACCCTCCCCCACTGACGACTTACCAGACGTACTGGGTCGGAACCGTGTACGTCGCGGAGGCCACAATCTGCATGACCGCACCGGCACCACGAGCGCGGACGCCCGTACCGAATCCCCGGTTGTAGAAGGAGTCGATCAGAGGGTAGTCCGGCGTCTTGCCCTTGACGAGCCGGAGGCCGCGCAGCGACTGCTGCGGGTGCTCGCGGATCGCGACCGGGTTGCTCACGTTCTCCTCACCACCTGTGGCGAAGAGGAACATGTAGCCTGCCGGAATGTACGTGGACTTGACGACGGTCATCTGTCCGTATGAACCGACGACCTCCATCCCACGAATCCGGGAAGCAGGACGCGTGACCGAGTCCGGGTTGAGGGTGGTCGGCAGCAACTGCTGCGGCGTACCCTGCGCCGGAATGAAGTCGAACGTCCCGACACCACCGTTGGCCACCGACTTGAACTGTCGGATCGTGCCTTCCTGCGCCTCGTTGATCATGAGGATCAGGGTGTAACCGTTGGTGGTGTTGTAGCCGTGCTCGGTCAGGAGCGTCTGGAGCGAGTCCAGGTGCACCGCAGTGAGCGTGGCGTTGTTGTTCGTGACGAAGTGGTTGTGGCTGTCAGCGAACGTGGTCGTGCCGTACACCGGCGGAAGGTCACCGGCAACCCCACTGTAGAAGGGGTAAACCGTGGTGCCTTCCTTGTTCGTGCGCCGGGTGTTGTTGAAGATCGTCTTCATCACCTGCGTGAAGACGAGCCGGTTGTCGGCTTCTGCCGCCATGTTGGCGACAGCATCGACCTGCTGAGCATCGGCGTCCGCGAGGAACATCCACGTGAACCGTGCGGCAAGGTCGTACCACTTGAACATGTACCCGAGGGACGTGCTCGTGCGGTCCGGCCGAACGCCAACAGGCTCGCCGTACTCAGTGGCTTCCTCGAAGTCCGCCAGGGTGCCGGAGGCAAACATGTCCTCCTTGGCCTTGGTCGTCCTCCAGGTGAGGAAGTTCAGGACAGTGTCGCGCTTGGAGTTGAACGCGGCCAGCATGTCCTGGTAGTCGCGCCACAACTGGTTGATGTCGACGCCATCGGCCGTCTGGGTGATGATGTCGCCGGCAGCGTGGTAACCACGCGCACCGCCGCCCACACCCGGAATGATGCCGAGTTCCTGCAGGTCCACGAGCGACATGCCCTTCTTCGGCAGGGCGCTGAACGCCTTGCTCGGAAGGACAAACTCAGGCCGGAAGATGCGACGGCTTGCCAGTGTTGAGGTAGTCATCATGATCTCCTATCAGCCTTGGACCGGCTGGACGCGAACAACCAGGCGCCACGCCTCGACAAACTTGCCGAGTCGGATGCCATTCACGCCAGCACCAGGTGCCGTGGACGAGGTCGCGCCAGCCGCAGCGGCGTAGAGAACAGCGCCAGTTGCGGCGGTGTTCGCGTTGTCAGCAGAAGCGCTGACGTCGACAATCTCGCCGTGTGTCATCACATCGACGGGATCGTTCTGGTTGAGGAGCGAGGAGAGGCAGATCACGCCATCACAGGCAGTGGCCGAACCCTTGACGACGAGTCCCGAGCCGTTCACTTGCACCGGGATGATGTCGCCGACCTCGCTCGCAACAGGTGCGAACCCCAACTTGGCGCGGAATCCGCCAGATACGGGGTCGTACTTGTCAATACGAGCCATGGTCCTTCCTTCTGTTCAGGTCCGCACAGAGTGTGCGGACTATCGCTGGAGAGAAGAGAACCGAGAGTGCAGTGCCGCTTCCCGTGCCTTGCCGTCCTTGGAGTTGTCGGACCGGCGACCAGCCGACGCCCCACTGGGCACGTCGTCAT